GGATCTGTGGCGTCTCACAACCTGCGGTCTGGAAATGGCTCCAGAGCAGCAAGCGACTTCCACCGGCTTATTGCCTTGCCGTTGAAGCAGCGACCGGTGTGTCGAAACACCTGCTGCGTCCGGACATCTATCCTGCGGATCTATCGTCGACTTCCCTCCCTGTTGACGATGTATCCGGATCCGTAGGCCCTAGCGCTCCGACCGTCGCGTACGATCGGGGCGCCCTTTTGCACCGAAAGGCGGGGGCATGACGAAGCTACGCTCGCCAGTGACCTGGGCGGATGCCATGACGCGCGTCGCCGGCACGTTGACCTTTGCCGGTGCGCGCAAGGTCGTGACGCGCTCCGATAGCTTGGTGCGCAAATGGTCTGACGCGTCGACCGGCAAGCTGCCGACGATCGAGCAGGCTTTGCGCCTTGATACTGCCCACCGCGCACATGGCGGGGAGGGGGCTCCTTTCTTCGATACCTACGCCGCACTTCTGGAAATCCGCGTATCACAGGTGATGGCCTGCCGGATCGCCCTGGCCGAAGATCTGGCCAGCGTCGCGCGCGAGTATGGCGATGCTCTTTCTGCGGCGATCGCCGTGACGCTGCCCGGCGCCACTGCTCGCGACGTGCTGCGCGCCCTGGCCGAGACCGAAGAGGCGTATAGCCGCACCGGTCGGCTGTTGCGGCGCCTGAAAAGTTTTGCTCGCCTCGGCGCGTCGCCGCGGGCGGGAATAGCCGGGGGCCTAGAATGACGACGAAGAGAACGCTTACCAGACTGCCTGCCATCGCCTGCCCGCATTGCGAAGCGAAGGCGATTGTACGCGACAGCACTGAGATCACGCCGATGGTGCGCGAGCTGAGGCTCAGTTGCACCAATGACGACTGTGGGCATACGTTCGTGGCGCAGCTCAGCGTCATCCGCACAATCCGCCCCAGTGACATGGCGCGGGAGGATGTCCGCCTCCCTTTCGGGGCCTGGTTGAAGCGCCCGGCCAATGACGATCATCCCACCCCGGCGAACGACGATCACGGTCTAGCTGCCGCGATCGCCGCGATCATGCCGACCTGATCCACCGCGGCCTCGGCCGCGCCACACCCGACCAAGAACTACCCAAGCCGAAAGCCCCCGCTTCCGGAAACGCCACCCCCTTGTCTGAAAGGATTGTCCAATGATCCATTTCGCGTTGCCTACTGAACGCTGCCGCCCGGCGCCGTCGCTGCTTTCCCCGCTGAGTCCTGCCGGCTACCTGCAGCTTCGCCGCAAGGCGGCAGGCCTGTCGGTCGATACCGTTGCGCGCCGGATCTCCGCGAACAACCAAGCCGAAGCCAAGGCGCTGGTCTGTCTGCTGGAAACCGAGGGGACGAAAGCGCGCTATCGCGAGACGATCGACGCGTTCGCCGATGCCTTCCCGATCGACGCCGACGTTTACATGCAACTGCGTAACGCGCCCGCCGATCAGCATCCCCGTATTTGCCGGGGTTGCGGCTGCAGCGAATGGGATCCCTGCGTCGCGGGCGACGGCACGCACACCTGCAGCTGGCATGGCCTCGCAACTTGCACCCGCTGCGTTGGCGAGCCTGCCGTTCCGGTGCACCAGTGATCGGCGCCGTCGCATCCCGGCGTCCGAACGCTGAACGCCGTATGCGCCAGCGGCGCGCCTTCAAGATCGTCTTCCTGGTGGCATCTGCGGTGATCTGGGTTCCGATCGCGATCGTCATGCTCGCGGCACGCGTGTCGGATCGGCGCGCCTGATGCTGCACGATGTTCTCCTGGGCATCGCCCTGGCCGTGTTTGGCAGCGCAGGCGCGACGGCGATCGGCGTGATCATCGCGACGATCGCCCCGCAATGGCACCGCATACGCCGCCTTGTGCTGGGCAACGTCGAGCCGTCCCCATCGGTCGCGCCGGTTCGCGCCCAGGCTAAAGCGATCGGCCTGTGACATGGCTGACGTCACAGTCTGTGGCGGTGACCGCGCTCTCTACCGAGGGCTCGGCCGCGCTGGCAAACAGTGTGATGTTCTTGCCGTGCGCAGGGATTTTGCCTCAATCCGCTTTGATGACGGGCAGGCCGTCCTTTGCTTGGCGAAGGATCTGCACCCGGTCCGCCGGCGACCACCGCCAATGTTCTGAGCGTCGCAGTCGTCTTGTCGAGACGCTCTCTACAGGACGTCGAGCTGGCTTCTCCGCTCATCCGACCTTCACCAGCCGGAACTGCATGATGACCGAGGCCGCGCAAATCGAAGAACGCGAGATCGAGTTGCCGGTGCGGCAGGCGAACTGTTCCCAAAAGCGGGAACAGCGAGGCCTGCCTATAGAGATGCCGCGGATGATGGGGCTTCAGACGGCCTACGAGATCCTCGGCGGTAAGCGCGAACTGGCCGAGGCGCTCGGCATCGGCGTTCGCAGCCTGAACCATAAGCTGAACGCGGATCGCGGCGTGTCGAATATTGATATGATCCTCGCCGCAAACACCCTCGAGGCGCGCGGCAAAAAGATGCTCGATCACGCCCGTAAGCTGCGTATCGAGGTCGGTGCGATCGCGAACGACGGCGAGCCGGCGGCATGAGCGCGCGCGCTTTGATCCGCCAGGCAGACCTCACGCGCGTCCTACGCGCGGCCGAGAAAGCCGGTATCCCGGTTCGGGTCGAGATCGAACCCGGCCGGATCGTCGTGACGACGGGCAAGGGCATCGTGCCTGCCGGCGCGAACAGCCTGGACGAGATGTTCGCGTGAAGCGGCGTTGGCTACCGAAGCATGTCAGCACGTTCCGCGACCGGCATGGGAAGGCTCACTACCGGTACCGCCGGACAGGCTTCGCTACATATTATTTCAAGAACGAGCCAGGGACCGACGCGTTTCTTACGGAGCTGCGTGCGTGCAACGACGGCGTCAGCGCCCCGGAGATCGAGGCTGGTGCCAACCGTGCTGCGGTCGGTACGTTCGATGACCTACTGTCTCGCTATTACCGCTCTCCGGATTTCCTCGATCCAGGCGAACGCACGCGCGTCGTCTACCGCGGGACGCTAGAGCGCTGGCGCTCGCGGACCCGGAAGGGACGGCGATACGGCGAGATAATGGTGCGTGAGCTGCAGCCGCGTCACGTCGAGGCGATGCTTGCGGAACTCCTGCCGCACCGGACGTCCGCGAACATGCTTCGGAAGCGGCTCTCAGCGCTAATGAAGTTCGCCATGCGCATAGGCATGGCTGGCACGAACCCGGTGATCGTCACGCGACCCTTCAAGGTTAGCGGCGGCGGGTTCCACAGCTGGACCGAGGAAGAGATCGCGGCCTACGAACGGCGCCACCCGATCGGTACGGTCGCGCGCCTAGCGTTCGATCTGATGATTTGGTCCGGCCAGCGCGGCGGTGACGCCCGAAAAATGGGCCCCGCCAGCGTTCGCGATACCCGGCTCGAGCTTACCCAGGAGAAAACGAAGGTTTTCGTCTCTCTGCCGATCATGCCTGTCCTAGCGGAGTCGATCCTGGCGACGCCCACAGTTGGCGCGTTCTTCGTCGTGACCGAGTTCGGCAAGCAGTTCTCGGTGAAAGGCTTCGGCAACAAATTCCGACAGTGGTGCGACGAGGCCGGCTTGCCGAATTGCTCCGCTCACGGCCTCCGTAAAGCAGCCGCGCGGCGATTCGCCGAGGCAGGCTGTTCAAACCAAGAGATCAAGGCCTGGACCGGTCACACGACCGACAGTGAGGTCGCGCGCTACACAGCGGCGGCCGACCAGCGCACGCTTTCAGACACCGCCGCCGACAAGCTTTTGGCTAACCTCGCAGAAAGGTTAGCCAAAAATTCCGCTAAGGCATTGAAAATAGGGGAAAATAAATGAATTTTGGTGCACCCGACTGGATTCGAACCAGTGGCCTCTGCCTTCGGAGGGCAGCGCTCTATCCAGCTGAGCTACGGGTGCCGGACGGTTCGCCTAGCAAAGCAAACCGGGGTGCGCCAGACGTTTTCGCGATCAGGGCTCGCCGGTTGCCGGATCGGAGGCGACCTCCGGTGGCGATCCCGCAGCCGATCGCCCCTTCGGCAGTGGGGTC